ATCTATCACCTTCCTGCACAGCTAGGAGTACTCCCGCATGTCAGATTTGAAAATCACAGTGCTGCATCACAAAGACCCTGGTGCGGGCAATGAGGTGAGGATATGCATGGAGAGTCCAGACCAATCGGTATTGGATACAGGAATTGTGTCATATTTTGAGCAGTATCACCCAAGCGGATACATGACCCACGTTCTGTCAAGATATAGTGTGCCAGGAGGGGAGAGGGCCATAATTAGTAGGCTGGCAAGCTGCGAGTAGAAGTGCCTATCACCTTCCCAAAGCGCACCCTTGACTCCCTCCAACCAGTATGTGACAATATATGTGTGGCCTAGTAACATGGAGCGTGGTAGGGAATATGAGCAGTTGGGAATCTGTATCTGTCACTTGGGAACAGAAAATAGGCATAGCCCTGCATTATTGCATCGAAGGGCGTATCCTAATTTTGACGGCAAAGTCGCTTAATCCTGCCGCTTACAAACAGTTAACGTCTACCATCACAAATCTCAGCCAAAGAAACATACAATTAGCTTTGGATTTGGCGCTTCCCAAAAATGTCATAGAATATGTTACGCAAGGCGCGGCCAACATACATACCAAAAAAGAATACAACTTCGAGGTCGAACTGGTTTCGGAGTTACTCGCAGATTACGAAGAGGTAATGGGGGAGCCCCACGCACTAGACGCTGTATTACCAGTGCTGCGAAACACAGTAAGCAGCTTGACATTTTCTGACACTGACTTCGATCCAACTGGAGCGGAGCTAGACTCCATCTTATTAAAGTCTCGGCCTGCCTATGAGGTGAGCCGTGCGAACATTTCCAATTTTGTATGCACGCAAATTGGTCTTGGATCAGGGGCTATTTTGAGGAGTCTAGGGTATACTCCTGATCTGACATTTGCTGACACTTCGCGGTCAAATTTTCTACCATCATACTTCTCCCCTCGCACAGGGATAGGGGAATATGCAGGCTATTAGAAGACTAAGGACTCTGACCAGATATCTCAGGTCGCTAGATAAATCCATGACGATGTTTCAGATCGAAGCCTTTCTGATCGTCGCGGATGACCCAGGGATAACAATGCGTGACGTTGAGGAGAGGATGGGTGTCGCCAACGCTACGACCTCTCGCAACATAAACTACTGGTGCAAGTGGCGACGGTTTGAAACACCCGGCATGGACTTTTTGTCCATCGATCCAGACCCAAGGGACAGGAGATATAAGATTGTCACTGTGACGCCAAAAGGCGAGGCGTTCCTGTCGAAGGTCAATGAGCTTATGGGGGATTAACCACACATGAGTTTTAAAGCCTATTTGGTTGAGCTAAAAAGCAAAGACGATATCGCATATTTAGATAGCTACCTGAGTGAGCCTGCCTTGGACGGTGTTGCGTGGCTAGATCACATATACAGGGCGGATACGAAGCTGCCTGGATTCTCCAAGCACACATTGGTAGCAGCACTGACAGCCGACAGGGCAGACCTTGCCTCATCGATGGAGGATGAGGCGGGACTCGCCCCTAGACCTTTGAACATCCAGAGGCTGGATAATTTGCCAGATCACTGCAAGACATTGGAGGATCACGGGTGCAGCATTAAAGGGTGGACAGTCCCTAAATGGACATATGACACTTGGGTGCAGGAAGCCACACGGTACATTATGACTGTCCCATACGGAGCGCGCTTATGAGCATAACACAACGCGGGAAAAGCTGGCGTGTTGCAGTGCGTGATCCGCTCCAGCAGCGGGTGATCACAGGCACCTTCCCAAACAAAGATCAGGCGGAAGCCTTCAGTCATTTATGCGCGCTCCACAAGGCGCAAGGCATCGCCTATCCAGATGCTCACACAGTGCAGGTTGGTGGCTCTGCGAGCTATTGGCTAAAGGCACACGATACTATTTGGGGCAAGACCAAAAGCGATGTAGACATGCTCCGCATGACGCATAACTTGGTCAAAACTTTTGGAGCAAACACACCAATTACTGCGATATCCACTGCGAGAATTGTACAGTTTGTGGATGATTGCAAGGCTAGGCGTAACACAAATGCCACGATTAACCGGAAACTTAGCTGCTTGTCGCAGCTTTTGAAACACTGCAAAAGTGTGGGCATTATTACACGACTCCCCGATATTCCTCGCATGAAGGAGAGCCAGGGACGCATAAGGTTTCTGACAAAAGACGAGCAAGCCTTGTTACTACAAACTTTCAAATTGTTTGGAGATGATGTCTCTTACCATGTGACAAGGTTTTTGCTGGCACAAGGTAACAGGTGTGGGGAGATCATGCAGACACCTCGCAATAGCGGGGAGGGATACCCCATCGAATGGAAGGATATCTCAGCGCCTTGGGGGACAGGTCCACAGGCTACGCATGTTGATCCAAAGACAGGGGCCAAGACTCAGTACCCGGTTGTGACCTTCTGGTACACAAAGAACGGTCGCCCTCGCACTCAGCCGCTACTTAGGCCAGCCCAAGAGGCGCTGGCGTATTTCAAATCGCTTGGCTGGTCGAAACCTTTCGAGGGGATCAGCTACAAGAGCTACTACCACCGCTTTGTGCGTGCGCAGAAACATATAGGGCTGGGCGACGATCCAGATTTTGTCCCGCATGTATTGCGCCACACAGTTGCCAGCGAATTCGTTATGCAAGCCAAAGATTTGAAGCGCGTGCAGGAGTGGATGGGGCACCTGACGATCCAGACGACAATGCGCTACGCACACCTCGCACCTTCCTCGCTGTTCTCGATGATACCCACAGATGATATTTTGCAGAGCGATGCTGGACGCGCACCCCACCTTACGCTAGTAAGCTAATGCTGCGTTTGGAGGGATGGCAGAGTGGTAATGCAGTGGATTGCTAATCCATCTACCCGATAGGGTAGCGGGGGTTCGAGTCCCCCTCCCTCCGCCAGCTAACTTGTTGATAGTTAATGGTAACAGGGATGGTGCAAAAACGTACCATTTGGTGTTATCAAAACCCTAATATGCTGTAATTAAACAACAAATAGAGGTATAACGGTTTGCTAATCCGCTTCTAAACTAAGCATGTTTGGTAGTAAATACCTGTAAGGGTGCCTAAGCCCTTGTGGCTACGGCACTTTTTAATGGCTTAATGCATACCAAACAGTATCCAATACAGTTAATCTGTTACCAATCTGGAGAGGCCACTCAATGATTAAAGCAGCGCAGCTTTTGCAGGAACAAAAAGAACTGGAAGGCGATTCCTACGTTCAAACTCTTCGTCGCTACCACAAAATGCATGACAAGGCATCTCGGCGGAACGACTACTCTAGCTCCCATTGCGGCAGGGCAGTAGTCGAGCATTGCATTCGTCCTTTTGAAATCGCCATAGAAAATTTCATCGAAGAAAGCAAGGCAGGGAAGCCTGGAAGGCGCAGTCAGGTCGCTGATTTGCTGGTGCAGTTAGATGTACCCACGGTTGCCTATCTGTTCTCTAAGGCAATTTTCAATTTTGTCCCTATTCATATTAAGGAGGGAAAAACAGCAGCAGCCAGTGCAGTTGCCATCAAATCCAGCCAGATGCTTCACGACGAATTGAGGATGCGCTGGTTCCACGCAAATTATCGTGCGTACACCAAAAAGATGCTGCGATCCTTCGACGCGGACAACCTTTCCCGCCATCGTCGCCGCGACATCGTGCAGCGCAAGTTCCGCCAGATGGAGATGGAGTGGAAAATCTGGTCCACAGCGGAGATGGTCAAACTAGGCGTCAAGTTATTGGAGCTATTCCGCGACAGCACTGGAATGATCCAGATCGTCCAAGTCGCAGAACAAAAGCGGCGCAGGAAGATTGTGCAAGCAACCCCTGCACTCCTTGAGAAGATAGGCGAAAGGATGGCTGCTAACGAGTCGATCTTTTCGGTATATCAGCCAATGATTATACCGCCAAAACCTTGGGAGGAGGGAGGACTTTATGGAGGAGGTTACTACACAGACAAGGTTAGTCGATATCCGTTGATCAAAGGTGTCAAGCGAACCTTCTTAGAAGAACTGAACAACGTCGATATGAGTAGAGTGCTTCGCGCAATTAACGCGATCCAAGAAACACCTTTCCGCGTGAATCCAATTGTTGTCGATTTGCTGGAACACATTTTTGAAAGCAATCGTGAGATTGCAGAGGTGCCTCTTTACGAGCAAGAGCAAATACCGGAAGCCCCGCTTGGCGCGGATAAGCCAGGGCCGATCAAGGATCAGTACAGGCGCGACTGCTACGCGGTCCATGACAGAAATCGACGGCGTATCAGCAAGCGCCTGATGGTCGCACGGTCAATCAACGTAGCCAGAAAATTTTCAAAATACGAGCGAATATACTTCCCGCTGCAAGCGGACAGTCGAGGTCGCTTGTACCCTGTGCCAGCAATATTCAACACCCAGGGTCCAGACTTCATTCGCGCCATGATCGAATACGCGGAAGGCAAGCCCATCGACAACGAAGAGGCTGCTGCTTGGCTGGCAATCATTGGTGCCAATCACTGGGGCGAAGATAAGGTCAGTCTCCAAGCGCGTGTTGATTGGGTGATGGACAACCAGCAGATGATCTTGGAGATAGCAGCCGATCCTTTTGGTGATCTGCGATGGACTGAGGCAGATGAGCCTTTCCAGTTCGTTAGGTGGGCGATGGCTTGGAGCGAGTTTCGCGCTGAAGGTTATGGCTACGTTTGTCACTTGCCCGCAAATGTAGATGCCACTTGCTCAGGGATGCAGATTTTCTCAGCAGCACTAAAAGACAGGGAAGGTGCGCGGTGGGTCAACCTAACAAACAACCAGCAGCGTCAGGACATTTATCAAGCTGTCGCAGACAGGGCGATGGACCATATGCGCGCAGAAACAGACCCTGAGAAAATGCCGTATGCGAAAGCGGCAGTAGATTTTGGTGTATCCAGAGCTATGACCAAACGTCCGACGATGGTCGTGCCCTACAGTGGAACCTTCCACGCATGTATGAAGTATACGCGGGATGGCATCCAAGAGCGTCTGAAAAAAGGCGAGCCTCACCCTTGGCCGCATGACAAGAACGATGGCAAATTCATTGCTTATGTTGCTGGTGCAATCTGGCAAGCAATTGATGATACGATACCTGCTGCTAGGGAGTGCATGCGGTGGTTACAGGCTGCTAGCAGGCTTATCAGCAAGAGCGAGACACCGTTGCCTATGATCTGGTGGACACCGGATGGCATGCCAGTGCAGCAAGCTAGGTATGTTCAGACAACAGAGCGTGTCAGCACCTTCCTAGACGGCTCAAGGGTACGCCTAGACATCCACCATGACACAAAGGCACTGGACCCTAAGCGGATGGCGTCCAGCGTTGCTCCAAACTGGGTACATAGCCTAGATGCCTCAGTGATGCGAGAGGCAGTCAACCATGCCTTGGAGATTGAAGACGGAACAGGGCGAGGGCGGATGTATTTCAACATGATCCATGACTCTTTTGGAGTACATGTCTCTGACCTGCCTGACTTTTTAAATAAATGCATCAAGCCAGCGTTCGTCAAAATCTTTGGCGACGACGATGTGATAGACAACTTTGAGCGAGAGGTGAGGAGCATCCTTGACGATGACCAGCAAGACAAACTTCCACCAGCGCCAGTGCGCGGTGACTTCGACATCAGGGAGGTGATCAACAATGATTTCTTTTTCTCCTAACACATACCAATTGGCATGGGACGATGAACAGGATTTGTTGCCCTTATTAGATATACAGAAGGATTTGAGAGGACGAGCAATGGAAAAATATGATGATCTAGATGACTACGAGGTCCAGCAAGAGTTAGCAGAGTTTGGAGTATCGTAATGGATGATGAGCGCGAGCTACCAACAAATGTGGTGCGTCTTTTCGCTGATGTTGATAACGACACTGAGGATGATTCTTCCCCCTTGAATACTGTCCTTTACGCTGGTCCTACAGGAATTTTTATCCAGCAAGAAGGAACACTTTCTGAAAACGACACTGATTGTGTTGCACTAACTTGGCCGCAGGCCCAGACAATGATTGCAAACCTTATCGGTGTCCTAGGCAACAAGTTTCAAATGGAGGTATTTGACTTTGGCACAAAACACTAGTCCGCGATTGGTTACTCCGTTGGGAGAGGCAGTATATCCTGCATTGAAGGAGGGTGACAAAAAGTACAACGACTTAGGTACATACCGGGCATCGGTGAGGGTGTCCGAGAAAAGTGCGAAAGGGCTGATTAAGTCCTTAGCAACGATGTATAAAGATCACGTTGGAGAAAACATTGACCTAGTCAAAAATCACCTGTGGAAACAGGAAATTGACGAGGATGGAAATCCCACGGGCAATGTGATCTTCAAAATTGAGGCGAAAAATATTTTGCGGAAAGACGGCAAGGTTTGGGACCGTCGCCCAAAGATTTTCGACACAAGCACGCCCCCGAAAATGGTGGATTTGGACCCCTACGGCGGCACAAAAATGAAAGTAGCATTCACAGTCTATGCGTATAACAGTCCCATGAAAGGATTGAAACTTCAACCTGTCGCCGTGCAAGTCTTTGAGTTGGTAGAGCGAGGCGAAAACGCACCGGATGATTTTGGATTCACAGGCGAGGAATCAGGATACAAAGTTACTAATGAGGAAGAAAAAAGCCCGTTCGATTTCAACGAAACGGAAGGCACCTACGAGGACGACCAAGAAGAATTCTAAAAAAAGCGTAGGGCTGCGATTGGGATTTAGAAGCGGTCTTGAGGAAAAAATAGCGGACCAACTCAAGACCGCTGGAGTCCCTTTTCGCTATGAAGCTAAGGAAGACAAAATTGAGTACATAAAACCCCAGAAGGTTTCGAGGTATTCCCCAGATTTTGTGCTTCCCAACGACATCATAATTGAAACAAAGGGGAGATTTGTCACTGCGGACAGGCAAAAACATTTGTTGATTAGAGATCAACGCCCAGAACTAGACATAAGGTTTGTCTTTTCAAATTCTAGGCAAAAAATTTCTAAGCAAAGCAAAACAACTTACGCCATGTGGTGCGACACCCACGGGTTCATTTTTTCAGACAAAGCTATACCGGAGGAGTGGCTTAGAGAAGCAAGGAAAACAAATTGACTAAGAAAAGAACAAGCACCGAGTACATAGTAGTCCATTGCGCTGCTACACCTTCCACGATGGACATTGGTGCAGACGAGATCAGGCGATGGCACAAGGAGCGAGGCTGGATCGACATTGGATATCACTTTGTCATTCGTCGCGACGGTACTGTTGAAAAGGGCCGCGACATCGATGCCATTGGCGCACACGTTCGCGGCGTCAATCAAATATCGATAGGCATCTGTTTGGTTGGCATCGATGAATTTAAGGTTGCCCAATACGAATCACTAAAAGAGTTAATTGTGTCCCTATTAGATGAGTACCCTGATGCTCAAGTCAAAGGACACAGGGACTTCCCAAACGTCAAAAAGGAATGCCCAGGATTTGACGTTCCAAAATGGTGGAAACTAGAAATGGAGAAGTAGATGCAATCTCGCGAATCATCAGAATTTGTAGCGCATGAGCCGTGTCCAAAATGTGGTTCGCGAGATAATCTAGGAGTTTATGATGATGGGCATTCATGGTGTTTCGGGTGCCAGACATACACGCACCCGCCGAAACAGAATGGCGGCGGCGTTAAGATCAACCTTGTTCAGACAACGAAAAATAAAAAACAAGAAGATTTATTCACGCAAGGGAAAATCCAAGCGATTGCAACGCGAGGACTGACAGAACAAACCTGTAAGTTTTTTAGCTACAAGGTATCAGAGTTGTACGGTGATGAAATTCAGATTGCAAATTATGTTGTAGATCGAAAGGTAGTTGCCCAAAAGATACGAACAGAAGGAAAAGAATTTTTTAGCAGAGGCGACATAGCTAACGCCGGATTGTTTGGTCAGCATCTGTTCCAGCAAAAAGGCAAGATGGTTGTTGTCACAGAGGGCGAAATTGATTGCATGTCAGTCTCGCAAATCCAAAACCATAAGTTTCCTGTGGTATCCATCAGCATGGGTGCAGGATCAGCGGCTAAGGTGGTTACGAAAAACCTAAATTATTTCTCTGGTTTTGAATCAGTTATTCTGATGTTCGATATGGATGATGCTGGTCAAAAGGCTGCTGAAGAAGTGGCGCAGTTGTTTGCCCCCGGCAAAGCTAAGATTGCTTCTCTTCCTTTAAAAGATGCCAACGAAATGCTTCTCGCAAATCGTGGGGCAGAAGTCATCGATGCGATTTGGAAAGCGAAAGAGTACACCCCTGGCGGAATTGTTGTTGGGGCAGACCTTTGGGATGAGTTTATCCGCCAAGACGATGCAGACAGTATCGATTACCCTTGGGCTGGACTGAACGAAAAGACGCGAGGGTTGCGTAAAAGAGAGCTTACAGTCTTTACGGCAGGATCAGGCATTGGAAAGTCTGCAATAGTCAGGGAGATAGGACACCATCTGATAAGTGAGGGAGAAACTATTGGCGTTATCATGCTTGAAGAAAGTGTTCGCCACACTCTCAGAGCATTCGTGGGTCTACAGCTTAACAAACGCCTTACGCTGGACATGGATGATGTTCCTGAGTGTGACCTACGCGATGCTTTTGATACTGTTGTTGGCACCGGTCGCCTATATCTCTTCGATCATTTTGGTAGCGTCGGCAGCGACAATCTTATCCAAAGAATCCGTTATCTCTCAGCCGTGGGTTGTTCCTACATTATTCTTGATCACCTTAGCATCGTTGTCAGTTCTGGGCTATCTGAGGGGCTGGCATCGGCTATAGGCAGCAATGAGCGTGTCCTTATCGACAGCATTATGACACGACTGAGAAGCCTCGTAGAGGAGACAGGGATAGGCTTGATACTTGTTAGCCATCTAAAGCGTCCAGAGGGTAAGAGCCATGAGGAAGGCGCAGCAACATCCCTTGCACAGCTTCGCGGCTCTGGGGCGATTGGACACCTAGCAGACATGGTTTTTGGCGCGGAAAGGAATCAACAATCAGCAGAGGATGTTCATAAGACTAAAATCAGAGTGTTGAAAAATAGACACTGTGGCGAAACAGGATTGGCTTGCACGTTAGAATATAACACTGAGACAGGACGGCTCTTGGAGGTTGACCCTGATGCAGCAGATTTCTGAAGACGCCCTATTTGAACGTGCTGAGAAACTGGCCTTACTAGCAGTAAAAAATTCTAAGTACGTTTTTGAGTATGAAGAGATTATGACAAAGGTCCAACAAATCGAAGGAGGGTTTAAGATGAAAAGTGGAGCAAGCCAGAATGCACGCATTTTGAAGCATCTTCAAAGCGGCAAGTCCATATCGCCATTAGAGGCAATGGGTGTGTTTGGAGTCTATCGATTGGCAGCGAGAGTGTATGAGTTGCGTCAGGATGGGCATGAGATTGTCAAGAAAATCAAAGACGATGGACAAGGACGAACATACGCAGAATACAGTTTAGCTTAATACATACCAACTGTCGGGGGACAATGAAATGTGGATATTAGATATCGAAACTAACGGACTGTTAGATAAACTAGATACGATCCACTGCATTGTCCTTCGATCAGTTGAAACGGATGAAGTAGAAAGTTTTGGCCCAGACGAAATTGAAGCTGGGCTGAAATCTGTGATGTCGAAAAGCTATTTAATTGGTCACAACATCATTGCGTTTGACATCCCAGCAATTCAAAAAGTTTTCCCTGATTTCACTGTGGACAGGGAAAAGGTGATAGACACTCTGGTCTTGTCTCGTTTGGTCTTTGGTGATCTAGGAGTGGAGGATGCCAAAAGACGACAGGGCTTACCCAGCAAGCTCAAAGGCTCACACAGTCTGGCCGCGTGGGGACAACGACTAGGGTGTCTTAAAGGGGATTACCAAGGCGGCTGGGAGTGCTTCAGTCAGGAGATGCTTGACTATTGCGAACAGGACACTGCCGTCACTTCAAAACTGTGGCAGAAAATTCGATCTGAAAAGAAATTGTCGCGACAATCCGTAGAACTGGAACATCAGGTTCAGTGGTTGATTACGAAACAGGAGCAGCACGGCTTTCTTTTTGATGAAAGCAAGGCATACAGTCTATGCCACACGCTAACTCGTAGACGCGCAGAGATCGAACAAGAGCTACAGGCAGTGTTCGCGCCTTGGTGGACTGATCTGGGAGTAGTGGTCCCAGAGCGTACTGTAAATTATAAGAATCCAAAACGAGCATCCATAGTTAAAAACGCAGCCTACACAAAGTGCATCTTGAATGTTTTTAACCCAGGCTCAAGACATCACATTAGAAACAGGCTTGAGAAAAAGGGCTGGGAGCCTTCGATAAAAACACCAGAGGGGCATCCAAAATTAGATGAAAAAATTTTGGCGGAACTGGACTACCCAGAAGCTGCACTGCTATCCGAATATTTCATCCTACAAAAGCGTCTAGGCATGCTAAGTGAGGGAAAGCAATCTTGGCTATCCCATATTAGGAACACTAAAAGAATCCACGGCAGTGTACTTACCTGTGGCACTGTAACAGGCCGCGCTTCTATGCGTAATCCAAATCTACAGCAAGTGCCGTCTTGCTCCTCTCCATACGGAAAGGAGTGCAGAGAACTGTTCACAGTGCCAGAAGATAAGACACTAGTTGGCGTGGATATGTCAGGAATCGAGTTACGGCTTTTGGCACATTACACCCACAGGTTTGATCAAGGAAGATACGCAAAGGAAGTGATTGATGGAGACATTCATTCGTCTAACCAAAAGGCTGCTGGTTTGCCTAGTCGCAACGTTAGTAAATCTTTTATATACGCTATGGTATACGGTGGAGGAACTAATCGATTGGCAGCGGTTGCCAATATTGGAAAAAAAGAAGCAGCTAATGCGAAGAAAAGATTATTGGCAGCAAACCCTGGACTTAAAAAACTTATGGCAGCGGTTGAAGAAGCTGTTATCAACAAAGGGTATCTGACTGGTCTGGATAAAAGACACCTACAGATCAGGGAAAGCTATCGCGCTCTTAATGTCTTACTTCAATCTGCTGGTGCAATCACAGCAAAGCAATGGCTAGTGGAGTTTGACAGAGAGATTGAAAAGAGAGGATGGCGAGATCGTGTACAGCAAGTATGCTGGATACACGATGAAATCCAAATAGAAGCCGATACTGATATTGCTGAGTTAGTTGGGAAAGTAGCAGTAGATGCTATTGCTTCCGCTGGCGAATATTTCAAATTAAATGTGCCGTTAACGGGGGAATATAAACTTGGAAAAACATGGGCAGAAACACATTAGTTCTACTGTAGACCTTATTGACTATATGGGTACAGACAAGACTGTTGTAGACGCGGCGCGGGTGTCATTCAATAAGCAAACAACGTGGGACGAAAAGAAAGACACCAAACTTATACGGTATTTGGCAAAGCATAAACACTGGTCGCCGTTTTCCCACGCTTTTGCAACATTTAAAATTAAGGCACCAATATTCGTAGCTAGGCAGCTTGTCAAACACCAAGTCGGATTAGCGTGGAATGAAGTCTCCCGTAGATATGTAGATTCTGAAGTAGAAATTTATACCCCTGGAATATGGCGGGGGCGTCCCTTAAATGCCAAGCAGGGAAGCGGAGATGCACTTCGATCAAAGGATCAAATCCTCGACTACGTTTATAATGACAGCACTAAACACGCTAAATCTTCATATGAATATTTGATTTCTCATGGGGTAGCTCCAGAACAAGCCAGGGCTGTCCTGCCGTTATCAGCCATGACTGAGTGGTACTGGTCAGGAAGCCTTTACGCCTTTGCCCGTGTGTGCGCTCTAAGGCTCGCTAAGGATGCTCAGAAAGAAACAAGAGATGTAGCAGAGGGAATCAATAGTTCTCTTTGTAGGTTATTCCCTGTTAGCTGGAAGGAATTGATGAATGTCAACAGTGCTGATTGATGCAGACATAGTTGTATATCAAGTTTCTGCTGCTGGAGAAGAAGCAGTTAATTTTGATACAGACACAGTGGTTGCATGGGCAGATTTAGACCAGCTAACACATGTCGCAGTTAATATGGTTACTGATATCCAAAGGGAAACTAATTGCAACGATGCTATCCTTTGTTTCAGTGACAATGAAAATTTTCGGAAAAAAATATTAGAGACTTATAAAGGGAACAGGTCAGGTTCTAGGAAGCCGATAGCTTATTCCGGTTTGAAAAAGAAACTGAGTTCATGCTTCGACAGTTATCAAAAGCCCTCACTAGAAGGGGATGACCTGCTAGGCATCTTAGCAACCCACCCAACTATAGTAAGTGGGAAGAAGATTATCTATTCACAGGATAAAGACCTAAAACAAATCCCTGGTAGACACTTTAACATCAAAGAAAAGGCTATTGAGGAAGTCACTGAGGAACAGGGAGATAGGTTTCATTACCTACAGACGCTCTCAGGGGACCGTACAGACAACTACTTTGGGTGTCCCGGCATTGGCCCAAAAAGGGCAGAAACATTGTTGGACAAGAGTGATGATCCTTGGTCTGCAATAGTGGGTGCATATGAAAAGGCGGGACTTACTGAACAGGACGCCTTGGTACAAGCACAGGTAGCTAAAATTTGCAGGCATACAGAATATAACTTTGAGACAAGGAAGCCCATCTTATGGAAGCCAATCACCAGTTCTATTCAGCACAAAGAAGCCCAGATTACAGCTACATGAGTAGGCGTATGCAAGAAGAGATTGAAAAGGATTTGGTTAAATGTCCTGACCATTATTCCAGATGGAAAATTGAACCCATCACATACATCATGCGGAACGGAATGGAGTTCTGGCGAGGAAACATCATCAAATATGCTTCACGGGCTGGATATAAAAGTTACCCAGGAATGGATAAATCAGAATCAGAGATAACTGATCTAAGGAAAGTCATTCGATATGCGGAGATGCGTATTAACCAATTAAAGGGAGAGGTAGACCTATAATGCTGGCGTCCAATCAACACTACGGCATGTCGCTGCCCATCAGTGACGAAATTGATACAATTAAATATAGGCAAACAGGTGAAGACTTTTACAGTAAAGTAGTGAGGATTGCAGACAGCCTAAAAGACACGCCAGATCATTTTGAAGAATTCAAAGATATCCTGCGATATCTAAGGTTCCTACCTGCCGGTCGCGTACAGAACGCAATGGGAAGCATTAGGCAAACCACTGCGTATAATTGTTTTGTCAGCGGCATAATTAACGATTCCATGAACAGCGTCATGGAGCGTGCTTCAGAGGCTGCTGAAACTATGCGAAGGGGAGGGGGAATTGGTTATGACTTCTCGCGCATTCGCCCTCGCGGAGAAATGATCAAGTCTCTGGAGAGTAAAGCCAGTGGACCTGTCAGCTTTATGCAAATCTTTGACGCTGTGTGCCAGACGATAGCATCCAGCGGACACCGTAGAGGCGCACAGATGGGCGTCCTTCGCATTGATCATCCAGATATACAAACCTTTTTGTCATGTAAGCATAACGAACATTTCCTGACAGGATTTAATATTTCGGTAGGGGTTACCGATAAATTTATGAAATGTCTGGAACAGAAGAAACCTTTTCCTCTTGAGTTTGGTGGGAGGGTGTATGAGGAGATCGATCCTGTAGCATTGTGGGATCAAATAATGCGTAGCACATGGGATTGGGCTGAACCTGGGGTGCTATTCATCGATACTATCAACAAAATGAATAATCTTTGGTACGCAGAAACTATTGAAGCTACTAACCCTTGTGGAGAACAACCGCTTCCGCCTTATGGAGCGTGCCTGCTAGGAAGTTTTAATCTAACGAAATATGTAGATGGGGGACGCTTTGATTTTGAGTTGTATAAGAACGATATTCCTGTTGTTGTTCGCAGCATGGATAATGTTATTGACCGTACAACCTATCCTCTGACTGCCCAAGAAGTAGAAGCAAAAAACAAAAGAAGGATGGGCCTAGGAATTACAGGGCTTGCTAACGCTGCTGAAATGTGCGGATACCCTTATGGTTCCCCCAAATTTATGAAGTTTACTGCTAAGGTTATGCGAGAGCTACGGGATAATTGCTACTCAGCTAGTGCAGACCTCGCGTTAGAAAAGGGCAGCTTCCCATTGTTCGATAGCGAGAAGTATCTGCAATCAGGATTTGTAAAGACCCTTCCTCAGTATATAAGAGATAAGATTGCACAGCAGGGCATACGAAATAGCCATCTAACATCTATTGCTCCCACGGGTACAATCTCTTTAACTGCTGACAATGTAAGTAGTGGTATTGAACCCCCATACTCTTTGTTTTACGACAGGACCATTCAAAACTTTGATGGGCATACTGTAGAACGTGTTGAGGATTATGCGTACAGGCAAGGGGTGAACGGCAGAACTGCTAACGAGATATCTGCGGAGGACCATGTCGCTGTGCTTTCGTTGTGTTCTAAGTATATCGACAGTGCGGTTTCAAAAACCTGTAACGTAGGAGACACAGTTACTTACGACGAATTCAAAGACCTGTATCTTACTGCTTGGAAGAAAGGGTGTCGAGGGATCACGACTTTTCGAGCTTCTGGAAAGAGATATGGAATCTTAAATGAAGTGAAAGAAGAAGAGCCAAAAGCAGAAGCGTGTTTTATCGATCCTGCAACTGGACAAAAACAATGCGATTAACAAAAAGCGTCCAATAAATGCACTTTAGGGGGATTAATTTCCCCCTTTTTTTCAATAAGTCGGCCATATTAGAAGGAAACCTGATGATTGCTCCCCCAATTACACAAGAACTTATCGATTACCTTAGCGACAAGTTTCCAGATCAATGCCCTAGAGTATCATTTACAGACAGGCAGATTTGGGTGTCAGTGGGAAACGCAGATGTAGTTAAACATTTGCGTAGAGTTAAAGAAGAACAGGAAGAAAACATTCTCACCAACCTATAAGGATTAACAGTAAATGTGTGGTTCCTCGCCTAGCCCTCCTCCACCGGCTCCCCCTCCTCCTCCAGTTGCACCTCCTCCCGTCCTTGAACAGATTGTGCCGGAACGCGCAGAAGACCAGACAGTCGCTAAGAAACAAAAGAAGAAATCGGTAGGGACTAAGAAGTATCAGACGGCGTTGTCAATTAACAAATCAGGCTCTGGTTCAGATGGGTCTGGCGTGAATGCTCCGGTGTAGCCATGTGTATGGGCGGACGAACCACATATGTACAGCCAGAAAAACCTAGGACAGATACTACCTACGCTTATCTGGATAAAATTCCAGTGGACCCAATCGATAGGGTGAAAAATGACAAGGCAGCTTCAAAATCTGCTCCTAAGACTAAGCCCAAAAATTCTGATCCTGTTAAAACAGAGACATCATTAAATATAGCGTAGGATAAATAAATGTATGGTCAGGGAACTTGCGCTAGTCAATATGAAAAGTTGGCACAGGAGCGAGAGACATTTCTCAACAGGGCTAGGGAATGTGCTAAACTCACGATACCAGCGTTAGTCCCTGACAGTGGGCATTCTTCTACAACCACATTACTAACACCGTATCAGGGCATAGGGGCTAGGGGTGTCAACAACCTTGCATCTAAATTGTTGTTAAGTTTGTTGCCCCCTAACACTCCTTTCTTTCGGTTTGTTATGGATGATTTTACAGCACAGGAATTAGCTCAACAGGATGGCGCACGGGCGCAAGTAGATGAAGCACTTAATAAGATTGAGCGTGCTGTACAATCTGAATTAGAAACTACTAATCTACGTTCTCCTATATTTGAAGCTCTGAAGCAGCTTATTGTAGCTGGAAATGTATTAATTTATTTCCCAAAGAAATCAGGAGCGCGTGTATACGATCTTCGACGTTACGTTGTTAAGCGCGATCCATCAGGAAATCCGCTAAGGATTATTACAAAAGAATCTATTTCTCCAATGGTCTTGGATGATGATATCCGAGAGTTAATTCTTAAAACTGCAAACCCAGCAGAGCAAAAGGATATTTTTGATCGATCCGTAGATGTCTACACAGCTATGTATCGTGAGGGAAACCGCTGGAAACTTCATCAAGAAATCAATGGAGTAATTGTTCCACGGTCTGAAGGCTCTTGGCCTATAGATAAGTCGCCTATGTTAGCTTTGAGGTGGACTGCGATAGACTCTGAGGACTATGGCCGGGGCTATATTGAGGAATACAAAGGCGATTTAATCAGCCTAGAAGGCATCAGCAAGGCCATATTAGAAGCCACAGCAGCATCTGCTAAAGTAGTTTTCCTTGTAAACCCAAATGGTTCTACGAGGGCTAGGGATATTGCAGAGGCACCAAATGGTGCAATTGTCAGCGGCAACGCAAATGAAGTGACTACTCTTCAGACTGAGAAATACAACGATATGCGGGTTGCCCGCGAGACAATGAACGACATAACACAAAGATTGTCGTTCGTTTTCTTGATGAATACCGCTGTCCAGAGGGACGGGGAAAGAGTCACAGCCACTGAAATCCGACGTATGTCACAAGAATTGGATGATGCCCTTGGCGGCACTTTTAGCTTGATGTCTGAAGAATTCCAACTCCCTCTTGTAAATCGAATAATCGATAGGATGACCAAACAGAGGAAGCTGCCAGCCCTTCCAAAGGGTGTGGTTAAGCCAGCCATTGTGACAGGCTTGGAAGCCCTCGGTCGAGGACACGATCTTGAGAAACTAGATATGTTCCTCACGGGTCTACAGGCGCTTCCGCCAGAAGTCTTAGCGGAACACCTCAACATTTCAGACTACATCAAACGTCGAGGTACGAGCCTTGGCATCGACATGGATGGATTGGTGAAGTCCGCTGAACAACTTCAGCAGGAACAAATGCAAGCACAGCAGATGCAGCAACAGCAAATGCAGCAACAAGGCATGATGGATATGGCCGGTAAAGCTGTGGCAGGCGGCACAGGCCCGGCAATCAATGCAGCATCTGACATGGCGCAGGAAGCCGATCCAGAACAGGCAGAGCAAATAGCACAACAAATACAACAAGCTATGGGACAGCAATAATATATGGTTGAACAGGTAACTGCATCAGTGCAGGAGGAAACATCAGGGCCAACGCTGGAAGAGCAAGCCAAGGAGATGGGCATCGATGTCAATGCATCTGATACGAGCGATGGAAATGATGAGCGGCCAGATTGGCTACCAGAAAAATTCAAATCACCAGAAGATATGGCGAAAGCATATGGTGAACTTGAGAGGCGACAAGGACAGCAATCCCAACAGGCACAGCCACAAAAGGATACAGCAGAGGCTGCTAGGGAAACTGTTGAGGCCGCTGGCGTCGATTTCGATGCGCTGACCGCTGAATACGCTGAGAACGGCGAACTCGCGGCTGAGAGTTACGAGATGCTGGAGAAATCTGGCATACCTCGTAACCTCGTAGACAACTATATTGAGGGTCAGGAACAGATCGTCGCCCAAGCGCAATCCAGGGTGTATGAGTCTGTCGGAGGAGAGGATGCCTACAGGGCGATGATCGATTGGGCAGGCGAGAATTTGTCCGAATCTGAGATTGATGCTTATAACACTGCCGTCAATAATCGCGATTTTGCATCCGTGGAACTCGCAGTTAATGGTCTGAAGGCACGATACGCATCTGAGCAAGGTGCGGAACCCTCTCGTATTGTCGAGGGAGGTGTCGCAAATAACTCTGGAGGTGTCTATCGATCTCTTGCAGAGCTTATGACCGACATGCAATCTCCTCAGTATCGGGACGATTCAGCCTTCCGAAACGATGTTGCCCAGAAGCTAGAGCGATCTGACATCTTGGAATCCAGGCGAGGATAATATGGCAAGGAATTACGCCAAGGAATACCGTGACTACCACGGTAAACCGGAGCAACGTAAAAGGCGTTCTGGGCGTAATAAAGCCAGACGATTGATGATCAAGAAAGGTGCTAAAGTTGCTGGAAAGGATGTCCATCATAAAGATGGGAACCCTAATAACAATTCCAGCAGCAACCTTTCTATAATGTCCAAATCTAGAAATCGCTCTATTAAATAACGTCGCTCCTCTTTAGGAGGGCGTTACAGGCGACGGCTTGTAAGAGTCTCTAGATAACTTGAACGAATGGACCCCTTACGAGGGATAATCCTTTCTATGGAAGTTGTTGAGACAGTTACTTTTCAATTCCATTAGAAAGGACAGAAGCGAATGGCTAATGCCACTCCATCACGCCTAGGTCTAGTCGAAGCGACAGGCACTGGGTATGATGCTCTTTTCTTGAAGGTTTTCAGTGGTGAAGTTATGGCTACGTTTAATGCCGCCACTGTAATGAAAGAAAGGGTGCGTCAACGTAACATTTCGTCAGGGAAGTCGGCCCAATTCCCCGCCGTGGGCAAAAGTGCTGCATCTTATCACTCCCCTGGTGCAGAAATTGTCGGCACTGCAATCAAGCATAACGAGAAAGTGATCACCATTGATGATCTTCTTATCTCGCACGCCTTCATTGCAAATATCGATGAAGCTAAGAATCACTACGATGTCCGTAGTGAATACAGCACTCAATTGGGTCAGGCTCTTGCACAGACCTACGACCGTAATCTTCTGTCTATGGCAGTTAAAGATTGCGCCACTCCTCCGACAGCTATTGCTGATCAAGGCACATCTGAACAAATCCTTCAGTCGTCTGCCTTGAATATGGGTACTGCCGCTGACGTTACCACTCTTGTGGGTCAGATTTACACAGCAGCCCAGAAACTGGACGAGAAGAACGTACCGAAAAATGACAGGTATGTCTTCCTAACTCCAGCAGCTTACTACGGTATTGTCCAGAACGACAAGATTGTGAACCGCGACTTTGGCGGGACCAATGGTGTCTACAGTGACGGTACTGTAATCAACGTTGCTGGAATGCAGGTTGTTATGACGAACAACCTTGCTCTTAACCATCCGACGGTTACTACGGATACCTCTGCTAACAAGTATGGCGTAAATGCCAGCAGCTACCTTGCTGTTGTTATGCAGAAACAAGCCCTAGGAACCGTCGAGCTTCTTTCGATTTCGTCTGAAGCTGAGTATGATATTCGCCGCCAAGGTACTTTAATGGTGTCGAAGATGGCAGTCGGTCATGGAACCTTGCGTCCAGAGTGCATGGTCGCCATCAAGAATGCTACTTCGTAATAAGTAGTCATTCATAGGAAATAACCAAAGGGATGCCTCAGTTAATTCTGGGGTATCCCTTTTTTTCGTTTTTACAGGACTGATATATGATTGTTCTCCCAACGACTGAACTAGAAGCGGTCAATGTAATGCTATCCAATATAGGAGAAAGCCCTGTAAATACATTAGAAGATGATAACGTAGTAGATGCCACAGTAGCCAGGACTATTTTAAAAAGCATTTCCAGAGAAGTGCAATCTCTTGGATGGAATTTTAACACTGATGTCGGCTACACGATAACCAAAGACAGCAATAATAAATTCCCAGTGCCTGCCAACACTGCAAAGATTGATACTGTAGATACTAAAAGCACAAGTTCTGGAACGGACTTCGATGTGACATTACGAGGGAAGTATCTATACGACAGGAAAAACCATACATTTAATATTGATACTGACTCTGTAACAGTTGACCTAGTTGTATTGTTGGATTTTGAAGACCTACCAGAGACAGCCCGTAGATATATCACTCTGAGAGCGGCTAGAATCTTCCAAGAGCGTCACCTAGGTGCGGCAGAGCTATCTCAGTTTAACGCACAGGACGAAGCACGGTCGTTAGCTGCAATGCGTAATGATGAGGTCTGGCAGTCTGACGTTAACATGATTTCCGGTAGCGATACCCCATTGTCAATCGTAACTAGGTTTGGATTCGACAGAGGAATTTGGTAATGCCTTTGGTTTCATCGTCATTGCCAAACATGACAAATGGGGTAAGCCAGCAGCCAGCCCCTATACGGTTGCCTACCTCATGCAAGGAAATGATAAATGCGTTTCCCAGCGTTATCACAGGGCTACAGAAGCGCATAGGAACGTCTTACATAGCAACTCTGGCTACAGGCATGACTGTGCCAGATGATGCAGCTATCCACCTTGTCGAACGGGATTCCACAGAACAGTACATTATTGTATGTGTTAATGGTGATCTTGAGGTGTACGATCTTGCGGGGAACAAAAAGACAGTCTCTTTTCCTGATGGTAAGACATATCTCTCAACTTCCACACCTAATAATGATCTCAGGTTTCTATCGGTAGCCGATCAGACATGGGTACTGAACAAGTCTGTCACTACAGCGGCTGCTAATACGACTGAAAGCAGAACAAATCCTCAGACCCAGGCGACCATATACATATTCCAAGCTGTCGCTAATAAGACATATGCTGTCTATATAAACAATACCCTAAGAGCCTCTCATACTACCCAAACTAATACTTCTGCATCTACAGCATTGGAGGGGACTGATGAGATTGCCACTCAATTAAAGAACGCTCTTGTTACCGCTGGATACACAGCAACGACTGAGAATTCCGCTGTATGCATCAGTGGGCTGTCTACCTCAGACACTGTGGAAGTCACTGAGGGATACGGTGGACGTTCTATGCGAGTCTTTAAGGATGAAATTCAAAAGTTTTCAGACTTGCCGCCCCAGGACGTTGACGGGCGTTTAGTAAAAGTAAAAGGGGATGTTGAAGAAAGTGGGGACGATTATTGGGTCACTTACGGCAATAACGTATGGACTGAAACTGTCGGTTATAATGCTGGTCGTCAGTTTACTGATACAACAATGCCACATACTTTGGTCAGGAATGCCAACGGAACGTTCACGTTCAGTAAGGATGTCTGGAAAGCTAGAATCGCTGGTGATGACAATACCAATTCAGACCCAAGTTTTATTGGAAACAAATTAAACGATTTATTCTTACATCAGGGGCGGATGGGGTTCCTGTCAGGCGAGAATATAATTCTTTCAGAAAGTTCTGAGTTTGAGAATTATTATAGGACAACTACAGTACAGCTATTAGACACTGAGCGCATTGATGTTGCGTCTACGACAAACAGAATTTCTACGCTGTACCATGCAATCCCATACAATAAGACACTACTGTTGTTTTCTGACAGAGTCCAGTTTGAAGTAGATGACGCTGAAGGCACACTGTCCCCTGCAACGATATCACTTGATGTTGTTACCAGCTTTGATGCTGCTGTAAATGCATCTCCTACAGCAGTTGGACCTAATATATTCTTTCCTGTAGATGGTACGTCCCATGCGAATATCCGAGAGCTTTTCGTAACTTCAGAAACTGACAATAAAGACAGTACTGAGATAACAGTACAGATTCCTAGGTATATCCCTGCGAACATTGTCAAGATGGCGTCTTCTACCACAGAAGATATCATGGCGGTGCTTAGTTCTGGAGACAGGAACTCATTATATATTTATAAATGGTATTTCTCTGGTAATGAAAAGATACAGAGTTCTTGGGGAAAATGGACGTTCCCCACTGGATACCAAATACTTACAATGGAGTTCTTACAAGAAAGCCTGTACATAGTTTACAAGTCAAATGGTGGGCTTCATATCGATAAAATCATAATTGATGAAGGCGAGGGAGTCGATGGGACGCCTAACGATATACTCCTAGACAGAAAAGTCTCTAATAGTAACTGCACAATATCCCATAACTCCACAACTGGTGTATCAACAGTAACCGTGCCTTACACTGAGGCTGCTACAAAGCAGCTTGTGTTATCTGATGGCAGCATACCAACAATTTCATCTCAAACATCCACTCAGATACTAGTAGAACAGGACTTGTCATCTGCTACGTTTGAGGTAGGAGTCCCTTATACATTTGAATACCATTTCTCTACCCAGTATCTGAGGGAAGGCGAAAAGGGCGCACAGGTTGCTATACAGGATGGACGCCTAGAGCTACGATATTTTTCTTTGCTATTTATGAACTCAGCAAATTTTACAGTAGAAGTTTCTCCTGTAAACAAAGGCTCTAATGTCTACAGGTTTACAGGACGAGTATTAGGGTCTAACTCAAACACTTTGGATTCCACAGGATACGACACTGGTGAATTTAGGTTTCCGGTGTTCAGTAAAAATGATCAGGTCAATATTGTAATCAAAAATGACTCTCCATTCACTAGCTCGTTCAGTTCCACTGAATGGGAAGCCTTCTATTACCCAAAAACCAAACGAGTATAGCGTAGTAAATTGTAATCTGGAACATATCAAGTATGTAGCTGATAACATACGACAGGCAGATAAGGAAGAGTTGTATTCTGCCAGTGGCAAGTTTCCACTTCACGCTTTATTACATGGGTATGTTTGTTCTGACAAAATAAAAGCAGGATGTGTCAACGACATTCCTGTATGCATTTTTGGAACTGTGCCAGTACTAGAACACACAGCATTAGTTTGGATGGCGGGAACTGACGAAATTGAGAGAGTATCCATAAGGTTCCTGAGAGAAAGCAGGAAATATGCTGATGAAATGCAGGATAAATATGACCTTCTTTGGAACTATGTAGATGCAAGGAACACTGTTCATCACAGATGGCTACGCTGGCTAGGGTTTAAATTAATACGAAAGATCAAACATGGTGTGCATGACTCTGACTTTTACGAATTTGCAAGGATAAAAGAGCATGTGTGAGCCAACAACAGCAATAGCCATAGCATCCGCAGCAGCAGGACTTGTACAGGCACAAATTGCTGCAAACGAACAGAATGCAGAGATTGCTTATAAAAACTCCATTCGACAGCAGAATAGAGCCAGGGCGCACCAAACTGCAAACGAACAGATAGCGCAGACACAAGCTGTACTACAACAAGAAGTACAAGATGAGCTAGATGCTGGATTTGAATCTGCGCTAATAGGTAGGCAAAAGGAGTCTGAAGTGCTTAACGCTGCTGCTGGCGCTGGCGTTGCCGGTGTTAGCGTATGGGAGGTAACTGATGACATTAACGCTGCCACAACTAGACAGCTTTTAAACACTGCTGGAAGCGTTGATACATTACAGACGCAGGCAAGATGGGACTTAGCAGCAATTGAAGATCAGAGGTTTGCTAATATTCAATCAAATCGTGATGAAATGAAGGTAGCTGGTGTTGGTGCAGGAGACTTCGCTGCCGCTGCTGCCAAAGTGGGAGGAAGCGTTGCCAAAACAGGGGAAAAGAAAGGATGGTGGGGACAGCCTACCGTCAGATATAAGGGACGCTAATGTCTAGAGCTAAGATTGATCCGATATCCGTTGGGCGTGGCAGAAGCGCACAGCTTCAAGCTGTAGCTAGGTTTAACCCTATAAGAAGTTTACCATCCTTAAACCTTCAAGGTGCTGAAAGAGCAAAGGCATTACAAAAAGCATTAAATTTAGCTTCGTTAGAGTGGGACGAATATCAGAAAGTAGTGGATGCTAGACAGGAAAATATTGATAAACGAAATGCGGAAGCACAGTATTTTGCAGACCAACTATCTATAGCCAACGCAAAAGACACATTCGATGTAGATGACAGCGGAGAGGCAGTAGAAAATTTTCAGACTGTCGAAGAAGCCCATTTAAAAGCTGCCGAAAAATTCAATGCCCAGAGCTATGTATGGAAAGCAACTTACTCTGATTTACAAGGGCAGAACGCAGCTACCAACGCTATTACAGAACTGAATGCCCAGTTAATGGCTGCTACCGCTAGTAACGATTTGGAAGCCCTTGAAGCATTTAGAGATGTTTACAAGAATACCCGTAATAAGATGTTTGAGGACGCACAAGGAGATACTTTTTATATTGGGGGGCTAAACTCACAGTGGAGACAGGCTGATAATAATATACCAACACAATTGGCGAAATCTATACAAAACGTTAGGAAAGCCAAGCTAAATGATCAGGTAGCTACAAACGCAGGTTCGATCTTTGATGCTGCTAATGACCCTTCCAAAACACGCTCAGTAAACGCGCACGAAAAAGTAGCAGCCGTAAATGCTAAAACCCAAACCTTACAATCAATGGGGCTTGGTACTGGAATAGAGGCTAGGGAAAATCTTGTATCCTACACAATAAAGGCAGCAGAGTCTGAAGAAGATATGGCAATAGGAGGGTCGTACATTGAAGCTCTTATTGCCGCACATAATCAAGGAACCCTGGCAAGGGCAGACGGGCAACCTTTAAAACTTACAGATGAACAATTAGTCCAACTTCAAGATGCTCAAGATGGCCTGACAGACGCACACTGGAAAGAGATTGAGCGAAACCAAAAAATCAAGAATCAAGCAACTTCAGATTTAAACATCGCAATCGAAAACGTGGTGTTTGAATATGTCTCGGAACACGGTGCGATAAAACCTGGAAAAATCAAGGAAATTGCAGAGAAATTGCAAAACTCAGAAAGATTTAAAGGAACCGGGGCAACTGTAAATTATGGCAATATACGAGCAACCGCAAATAAAATTCACGCCGATATATCAACAGCAACGTATAATGCTAGATTCCCAACCCCAGAAGCACGGGGGCAACATTGGGCAAAGGTGTTAGTAGACGCGGATAATGCAGTTCAAAACAATAACAAAGCAAAGACACCACTATCCGCATCAAACCTTACCCAAATATTGGGCAAAAAGCATGATCTAGATGCCACTCAAATTGCAAATCTGTACACACATATTAGGAGATTAGAAACAACAAAAGAGTCTTGGTTTACAGCCGTGCGCGAAGTTAAGGGAGAAAAAGGCGCACTTGCTTTCTTTGGTACAAATCCGGCAGGAATGCCGAATAAAGACTCAAAGGTATTTAGTGCAAAATATAACAATTTTATAGCACAATTTGTTATGAATGACGCAAAATTGGCTGATGGTACAGTACTGAATTTTAAAAACCCTAAATCAGCTATTATACTAGACAAATTTGCCACTGGTCATGCATTGGAAGCAATGTTGGTAAGTGGTGCATTAGATAAAATATTAAAAGGGCCTCCCGATCCTAACGATAAGGTCGCATGGAGACGTTGGTCAGACACTGGCTTCCAAAATGTTGCTTCACCCCAACAACTATGGGAATTCATTGTAGCTAACTACCATGTAAGTCCTGAATCAATTCCCGATGGTTTAAAAAAGATTATTGAACCCCATCTACAAAAGACAGTTTCTGGATCAGGTTCTGGATCAGGTTCTGGATCAGGTTCTGGATCAGGTTCTGGATCAGGTTCTGGACAGCCTTTACCAGTTATAGACCCAAGCCAAGTAGGAAATTTAAATGCGGCGTTGAACAACACTCCTCCACCTCCTCAACCGCCAACTGTCGATCCTGCTGCATCGTCTGTCGTATCAACATTTAATGACCCTAGCGATCTTTCGTTTGTTCCTGGCGCATCTGCTGTACCAGTGTCTCCTGATCATACGTTAGCAGGTGTTGAAAGAGGCAGGGTGTTACGAGATGCAGTAGCCAACATGGGCGGTCCTGCTAGAAAAGCCCCAGAGGCAATGGACGTTGCCAAGCTAGATGCAGCGATATCTAATTTAGACCCCTCTGCCAATAGGAGGGGACTTGATAAATTACGCATAGTTGAAGATGTACCAGATAAAGATGGATACTTAGTCAGGCAACTCTTGCCAGAACTACAGGACTCTGTGTCTGGCTTTATTGAGGAACTCTTAGTCAAAAATGTAATTCCACAAGATGTATCTCTTAATGACATTAAAAATATAATTATGAAATATTTTGGACTGTCTGACAATGTTCCTTTGGATTGGCTGGACAATACAGCAGCCGATATCAAAGCATCTCTTGGCACCACAGACAGATATGAAGAATAATGGAAGAACAGCAATTGTCGCAATGGGAAATACACCGACAAGGGCTTATAAATAATCCAGACATACTAGACAAGTTCAATGCTGTATATGGCGAAGGTGCTGGAGAAAAGGTTCTAGAGCAAAGCAAAGCACCCACAATAGAACCTGTGAGTGACAATAAAATAGAACCTGTGAGTGACAATAAAGAAGACAAAGACGATTCAGAAATCTGGAATACCTGGGAAGTTATAAAGTCTCCCGTAGTTGGCGCTATGAAAGCTGTAGATGCCACAGGGGATTATTTGACGAGATTTACTGGTGATATAAATATTCCTAGGGATGCCAAGGGTGACCTAGATTGGGCAAACTGGAAATACCATACTCCTTCAGAGATTACTAAACTACAGGACGAAGGCACATACAAAAATGTGTACGGGAACTTGCATGATAATCTTGGAGTTGCTGAAGCAAAGTCTGTAATCGGCAAAGGTGCTGAAGGAATATCCCAGTTTGCTGTTGGATTCTGGACAGGCGGAAAAATAATACAAGCCGCTAAAGTTACAGCAGCTACAATTAAGGGACAATTGGCACTCGGCGCGGTCAAGGGGTTTTCATCAGATTTCCTAGCATTCAAAGGTGATGAAGGTAACATCACCGAAATGTTAAATTCTATGGGAATAGACCCTTTAGTATATGAACCGTTGCTAAAAGACCCTGATGATTCTGAAAATGAGAAGCGACTAAAGAATGCCCTAGAAGGAGTTGTCTTAGGAGGGGCTGTAGACGGTCTGTTCGCTATTGTAAAAGGCTTTGCCAAGCTGAGAAAAGGCAAAACAGAAGAAGCTGCTGAACTATTAGAAGAGGGTTCTGAGACTGCTGGGGCGGCGATGAAAGGTGCCGTGGATGATGCAGAGTCTACTGGCAGAGGTTGGAAAACAGAAACAGATTCTACTGAACCAAGGATGACTGATGGTCAGTATGAAATGTTTGAAGAGACAGCAGAGGAAGCTGCTGAAAGGGCCAGGAGAGAAACTGAACTTGGAGCTAAATACGAAGAGGCTCTGGAGAGCGGCGAGAATACTCTATTCAAAATCACAAATGACATTGTTGATGACCTCATACATGGCGCTGCACGGATTAAAGAGGATACAGCACAAGGAATAGAAGAGTCTGCTGCTGGAGATTTATTTGGAGTTTCCAGAGAAACCGTAGCTTCCCTTAATCCTAAAGACATATTTGGCAGAAATCTAAATGCTATCGATGAGCCAGAAAAGATAGCATTTGTAATTCGATCTTTAGCAGATAAGTTTAGAGAGGGAGAACTTCACGGGGCATTTGTTTCTGCCCGTGGGGGACTGAAGAAGTCTTGGGTGCAAGTGCAACAGCAGGCAAATGGCGCTTTTGTAGCCCTTCACCGGCAATATAAGGGAGAAGACGCTGCTGAGTTTCTAAAACAGTTTGCTGTAACCCCTGGATCAAAAGATTACCGTATTATGGACGCGGAAGTCCTGGCACGGGCAATGCTATTAAACCGCGTAGCCCAGCAAGTAGATTACTTAGGCGATCTCGCTATTAGGGTTGCAGATAATGTAGCGGGAGCGGAAGAACTCGCTAGGCATGGATTTGCGAGTTTTCAAGAATTCGATAATGCTCTGAGGATGCAAATTGAAATATTTGCCAATATTGAAAATTTATTTCTAGGACAACAGGCTGCTGTGGGCAGGGCGCTGCGCATCATGGCGAAGGTTAATAAAGCTGGACGCGCCCCCACTCATTCAGAAATAGTAGAAATAGGTACTTCTAGAAGTGCTCTTTTAGCGTACATAAAGAAAAGGAAAGCAGCACAAGCCAACGGAACTAAACTTCCTACAGCGAGCAATATTGGTAGTTTTTGGGACCGTCTTAATAGCTTCAGAATTAACATGATGCTGTCTGGACCCAATACCCAGATTATCAACTTCAATAGCAACATTATACAGCAGCTAACCTTGATAAGCGAACAGATGTTAGGAGGGGCTGCTAGAAGTTATTCGGCAGAGGGTAGGCAAGAGTTTTTAAGGGGAGCGCATCAGCTTTATTACACGTTTGCCTATATGGGGGAAGCGTTAGAAATGGCTGGTAAAGCAGCTAAGTATGATCGTGCATTTCTAGATAGCATGGGTGGAAAAATAGAAATGGACGGGGAGACTATGAATGTATTTGGAGGGGATAAATTACATTTTAAATCTAAAAAGGAAATTAGAAGAGAGGGGATTTCTTTAGGATATAAAGGTAGAGAATTAAAAAACTATATTTCTACAGAATCTAAAAGAGGAAGAAACGTAAGAGGTGCTGCGAACCTCTTGGCTACTGTTCCGTCTAGATTGCTTCTTACTTCTGACGAGTTCTTCAAGCAGACAGCGTTTAGAGCGAAAGTACATGCAGATTTATATGCTAAAGGGAAACAAAAGGGTCTTTCTGGGAATGACTTAAAAAATTACATCAAAGAAAACTTTAAAAAAGCTGTAGATGAAACAGGGTCAGCAGCTATAAATGGAACGGATGATGCCGCTGAAGCAGCACGGGCGGCGTTAGATTTCTCTAGGGAAGCTACCTTTACTACAGAATTGGATGGCTTTTTTGCAAAAATACAAGCATTAGCAGTCCAATACCCTGCAATTAGATTTATTCTCCCCTTTGTTAAGACGCCAACGAACCTATTACTAGCTACGTTCGACAGAATGCCGGTAGTAAATCTATTTCACGAAAAATATAGAGAACAATTTTTTAGTAAAGACCCGAATATCAGAGCCGCTGCGATGGGAAAGATGCTGTCTGGGATTGCAGTCGGTTCTACTGCTGCTGTGTTAGCAAGTACTGGGACAATAACAGGCTCCGGTCCTAATAATCCAAAAACAAAAGCTGCATGGATGGCAACAGGATGGCGTCCTTATAGCGTCAGGGTCCAGCTAGAAAATGGCGATACAGCGTATATATCATACCAACGCTTTGAGCCATTTGGGAACTTTTTAGGAATTGCAGCGGATGTTTTTGAAACTGTTAATGAGGCCGAACTAGAAGGACTTAACCCAAATGAAGAGTCCTATCTTATCAGCGGAATGCTTACAGCAGCAGTAGAAAACACTATTAACAAAACATATATGAGAGGGCTGTCTGATACTTTAACAGCTTTTGCTAAACCAGAGCCTTACACAAACGAGAGAACCGCTGCCGCTGCGCTTGCTAGTTTTCTACCTAATGTTATTTCCCAAACAAACGGGGATGAAGCGTTACGAGAAACTAGAGGGATGTTAGATCAGATTAAGTCTAGATTACAATCTGACCTTGGAACAGGAATACATGCTTCTCCTAAACGTAATGCAGTGGGGGAAGTAATTCTACGGCAAACCTCAAAATGGCATCCGTTTGATTGGTCTGTCCAAAATAAACAAGATGTCGTTTTGATGGAACTAGCAAACCAAGGGTATGTCTCTAATCGTCCACATGCCGCTAGTGACAATAGACTTATGGGAACCTTTGAAGACTTCTCAAAGATAGAATACAAAGACGGCCAATCGATCCTAGACAGGTTTCTAGAATTATCAGGGACAATCACCCCATCTCCTGGGGGACCAAATCTCAGGGAAGCTCTAGATTTACTAATTTCGGACCCAGCATACAATACCCTTCCTATTGGTTCGCGAGATAACCCAGACTCTCCTAGAAACCTAGCAATCGCAAGAGTTATTAAGCCTTATAGAGAAGCAGCAAAGTCAGCAATGCTTCAAGAGGGGCTAACTGCGCCAGAAGGAAGCGGATTGCGTAAATTCTACGAAGAATTTAACAAGAAACGAATAAAAAAATACGAGGAATGGGGGCAATATACACCAAAGAATCTTCATCATATGCTTACGGGAAAACAATAGATGGCTAACGCATCGACGACCATAACAGCTACTGGTAATGAGAATAAGTTATTCACAATACCATTCAGCTACATTAGCGAAAGCCATCTGAAGTTTTATGTAGATGGTGTTGATACTAGCTCTGGATCGTCACTATATACTGCTACAGTGCAGACAGGCGGAACACAGGTAGAAATCAAACTGACATCTGATAATTCTACCCCTGTAGCTGGTACTGTTGTTAAACTCGAACGTAACACTCCTATAAGCACAGCCAGTGTTGTCTTCTCAAATTCCTCTACACTTAAAGCGTCTGATCTAAACACTAGTAATAATCAGTGGCTCTACGCAGTCCAAGAAGCCGCTGACGATGCTGCGCTGACCATCCGCCTAGACGCTGCCGGGGTGTACGACGCCAATAGTACAAAAATAACAAATGTAACTGATCCTACATCCGCCCAAGACGCTGCGACGAAAAACTATGTGGACACTGCTGGCGACTCTAAGGTCGCGCAGGCCGCCGCCAGTGCAA